AAATCACAGTAACTAAAAGTGATTGGTCATCTTTTACCTCAAAACAACAAGAAGGTTTTAATGCTTTTATCATCAACAAAGCATTGTCATTTAATCCTCATTATCTTCCTATTGTTGAAATAGCAATGACTTATCCAATGCCTAATGATAAATTATATGATTTTTATAAAGATGTTATCCCAAAACAACAAATATGGAATAAATGGATTAAGTCTAATATGACTTGGAATGATGAAGAAGTTATATTATTAGCAACTTATTTTGAATGTAGCACACGTGAAATAAAAGATAATTATTCTTTATTGGAATCTTTAAATAAAGATATTATAATAAGTGAAATAAAAGGTTTTGAAGGTAAAGTAAAAAAGAAGAAAAAGAAATGACAAAAAATAAAGAAATATACAATGTAACTTACAAGAAAATGGAAATAAATAATCCACATAAAACAGAATATAATGAAGATGTTTATTATGATTCATTTTATTCTGCATTAGCAAAATCACAAGCTCAATATGAAGAAAAATTTAAGTTAGATTCAATAGTTCAATCTGTTGTTGATAAATTTAATAGTAGAGCTAAAATAGGTAAAGAAAAATATAATAAAACATTAGATAGAACAGATCTATCAGCATTAGATTGGATTAATCATAGTCAAGAAGAGCTAATGGATGGAATATTATATTTAGAAAAACTAAAACAAACCTTAGGTGGCAAATAAATTTAAAAATCCAACTAAAATAAAGTTATATGAGATTAACCACGCCACAGATAGAACAGTTAGTTATTCTCAGTACTCTACTTGGAGACAATGTCAATATCAATGGTATCTTAATTATGCTCAAGGTAATTATGTTTTTAATCCTAGTATTCATACTGTCTTCGGGACTAGTATTCATACAACGTTACAAACCTATTTGGAGGAAGTATTTACTGTATCTAATGCGGCGGCAAATCGTAAAGATTGGGTTGTGTTTTTCAAAGATACTTTCACTAAAGAATATCAAGAACAACTAAAAAACAACAAAAATCAACATTTTTCATCACCAGATGAAATGAGAGAATTTTTTGATGATGGTGTTGAAATTATCAATTCATTTATCAAAAATAAGTCAAATTGGTTTGGGGTAAAAGGTTGGGAACTTGTAGGTATTGAAACACCTATTATTTATCCACTTGAAGGTAAAACTAACCTATATATGAAAGGTTTTATTGATTTAGTTATGTATAATCATAACACAGATAAATATTTTATCTATGATTTCAAAACATCAACTAGAGGCTGGACTGATAAGGAAAAGAAAGATGAAACTAAATCTCAACAAATTATTTTATATAAAAAATTCTTTAGTGATTTATATAAAGTAGATTTAGATAAAATTGAAGTAGAGTTCATTATTTTAAAACGTAAATTATTTGAATCTAAAGATTTTATTATACCACGTATTTCAGGTTTCCAACCGGCTGCTGGTAAAATTAAATTAAAGAAAACATTAACATCCTTTAATCAATTTCTTGATGAGTGTTTTACTCAAGATGGATTATTCATGTATGATAAAAAATATCCAATGAATATAGGTTCACATTGTAAATGGTGCGCATTTGGACAAAATGGAATGTGTACTAAAGGTGAAGAAAAAAAACAATTTTTTATATAATTTATTATTTTTTGTATATCCCTGTATATTTATATACAACAATAAAACAAAGTTATGGGAAAAACACCAAGTAAAGACAAGAGTTTAACAACATTAAAACTCGAACCACAAATGTTTGATGATTTCAAAGTATTATGTGTAAGAACAAAATTTAATTTATCAAAATTGGTAGACCGTGCAATGCATTATTATAATAATAATGAAGAATTTAGAAAATTAATGCATACTTACAAACATGAAACTACAGGTTCTTTAAATTAAACAAATGAAAAATAGTTATATTCCAAAAAATCAAAGAAAGAAAATTCTACTCCTTTGTGATGACATTCGAGTCCACTCAGGGATTGCCCATATGGGTAGAGAATTGGTTATTAACACAGCTCATCACTACAATTGGGTCAATTTAGGAGGAGCTGTTAAACATCCAGAAGCGGGACAGCGATTTGATTTATCTGAAGATACTAATAAACAAGCTGGTATCACAGACTCATCTGTAACTTTATATCCAACTGATGGATATGGTAATCCAGATATTGTTCGTCAGTTAATTCAAATTGAAAAACCAGATGCTTTATTTATAATAACAGATCCAAGATATTGGGTTTGGTTGTTTGAAATGGAAAATGAAATTAGAAAACAATGTCCTATTGCTTATCTAAACATATGGGATGATTATCCGGCGCCATTGTATAATGAGACATTCTATGAATCATGTGATGCTTTATTAGGAATTTCAAAACAGACAGTTAATATTAATAAATTAGTGTTAGGTGATAAAATAGGTGATAGAATTGTTAAATATGTTCCCCATGGTGTTAACCATAAAAATTTTAAACCATTAACTAATGAGGAAAAATTATCTAAGGAATTTATTGAATTTAAAAACCAAATTTTAAAAGATAAGGAATATGATTTTGTATTATTCTTTAACTCAAGAAATATTAGAAGAAAACAAATCCTAGATACTATTTTAGCTTTTAGACATTTTGTTGATCGTTTATCTAAAGAAAAAGCTGCGAAATGTTTATTACTTCTTCATACCCAACCTGTGGATGAACATGGTACAGATTTACCAGCAGTAATTGATTTATTATGTCCTGAGTATTGTAATGTTGAATTTACAGGTGGTATGTTTGATCCTATTAGAATGAATTGGTTGTATAATTTAGCAGATGCTCAGATTTTATTAACATCTAATGAAGGATGGGGATTAAGTTTAACTGAAGCTTTAGTAGTAGGTTTACCTATTATTGCTAATGTGACTGGAGGAATGCAGGATCAAATGAGATTTGTTAAAGATGGAGCATGGATGGATTTTAATGAAGATTTTCCATCTAATCATAGAGGTACTATTAAAGAACATGGTAGATGGGCATTTCCCGTTTATCCAACTTCACGTTCATTAGTTGGTTCAGTACCTACACCTTATATTTTTGATGATAGATGTGAACCTGAAGACGCAGCTGATAGAATTGAAGAAGTTTATAATTTAGGCCCAGAAGGAAGAAAAGAAGTAGGTAATGAGGGAAGAGAATGGGCATTAGGTGATGAAGCTGGATTTACATCTGAAAAAATGGGTAATAGAGTTATTGACACTTTAGATGAATTATTTGAAACTTGGGAACCAAGAGAAAAATATGAGCTAATTAAAGCTGGAGATTATAAGAAAAAAGTTTTAAACCATAAATTAATATATTAATGAAACCGTTATTTATAATAAGTTGCCCCATAGATTGTTATGCAGGTTATGGCGCCCGTTCTCGTGATTTAGTTAAATCAATTATCGAATTAGATAAATATGATGTGAAAATCTTACCTCAAAGATGGGGAAATACACCTTGGGGATTCATTGAAGACCATGATGAAAAGTGGGGGTTTTTGAAACAACATATCCTTCAACAACCTCAATTTCCTAAACAACCTGAGATTTGGGCTCAAGTAACTATCCCAAATGAATTTCAACCAATTGGAAAATTTAATATTGGTTTTACAGCAGGTATTGAAACAACAGTTTGTGCACCTGATTGGATTGATGGTCTAAACAGAATGGATTTAAATATTGTTTCATCTGAACATTCAAAGAAAGTATTTGAAGATTCTACATTTGAACAGAAAGATGAAAGAACAAATCAAGTTATTAGACAAATTAAATTAGAAAAACCAGTTAAAGTATTATTTGAAGGAGCTGATTTAGAAACATATAAACCTATTAAATCATCAGAAGTTAAAGACATTGATTTAAGAGAAATTAAAGAAGATTTTGCATTTTTGTTTGTTGGACATTGGTTACAAGGTGATCTAGGAGAAGATAGAAAGAATGTTGGTTTATTAATTAAAGCATTTTACGAAACATTCAAAAATAAAATGAAAAAACCAGCTTTAATTTTAAAAACAGCAGGTGCTGGTGCTTCATATTTGGATAGAGAAAGATTATTGCAAAAAATTGCTCAAATTAAAGATACTGTGAATTCAGCTAATATACCTAATGTTTATTTACTACATGGTGATTTTACTGATGAAGAAATGAATCAATTGTATAATCATTCTAAAGTAAAAGCTATGGTTAATTTAACTAAAGGTGAAGGTTTTGGTCGACCATTATTAGAGTTTAGTTTAATTAAAAAACCAATTTTAACTACAGGATGGTCAGGTCACACTGATTTTTTAAATCCAGAGT